GAGACGACTTCTGTTCCTCGTTCGGTGGTTCGTATCCACCACCGAGGAGAACCTGCTGAGTCGGTTCCGGCAACCGGGCGAACTCAGCCTTCTGCAACTGACCCGGCATCGCCTCAAACGTACGCCGCATCTGATTGAACTCACTCTGATTATATGCACGCAGGAAATCGTCCAGCATGTCATTGTCCGACTTGGGACTCTGCGCTAGAGCCATGATCGATTCGGGTGAAGTATCTAAGAACCGACCGGCCCCCGCACGCATAAGCAACTGCATCCTACGACCATGCCACTCGTCGTTATACGCCGATAGTGGTGCGGTACTAACCGTACTTGTTGCCCGCCGAAGCCCGGAGCGTTCAGCCATTACTGCCCCAGTTGTATAGCAGCGTCTATAAGAGCAGGTTCATTCACGGCTTCCGCCCAATTGCGTAACATTTGAGCCGCATCCTCATTAGGGGTAGGGGCTAAACGAGAGACACCCCTCGCCATGCCTGTACCCGGTGCTGTGAGCGGTGTGACCTGCGGGGTATATCCTGCTGCTGCTTCCAATGGAAGCGGACCCGGTTGCACTGGTGCTTGAACGGCTGGGACGTTGGCCTGCGGAGGTGTAGCAATCCCACCACCCTCCTTCAATGGGATAGCCGCTTGTGCCTCTAGGCTATCGCTGACCTCGCCATAGGCGGCACCGGCTTCCAAGCCGGGAGTCTGCGGTGTCTGAGTCTTCCTTGGTCGTACCATCAACCAACCCCCTGACCCAACGCAGCAACTAACTGCTGTGCCGCCTCAGGAGAGAACTCACCACCGGGAGGACCAGCGCCCTGTGGTGCCATACCTGCCGGTCCCGCCGCCAAACCGGGTGCCTGCTCAGGGGCCATAGCCATACCCGCTTCCGGCTCAGGCGCTACAGCAGCCTGCTGCTTCCGTATCTCTTCATCCGCCTTCTCTATGGCCTCAAAGATATCCAAACCCTTCTTACGATGCTTCTCAATCTTAGAGACATACACCACCGGCAACTGACCGGACAAAGCCTGCTGCTGGATCGCGGCCATAACCGCCTCCTCCAACTGCTCCTCATCGACACGACGTCCTTCCATCTCAGCATCTTCAATAAACGGATGCTTAGCCCTGAACGTATGGAGACTGATGCCCTTCATGGACAGCAACTGCCCCAACTGGATTGTAGTCCCCTGCACGTCCGCTCCGGGGATGGAATGCGATACCACATTATCGAATGTTTCAAAGTGGTCATTCGGAGTGAATACGACCTGCCCGAAATCACCCGCATACCCGGTGAACATAGAGAACTGCTTGCTACCCCAGTAGCCCTTATAGGTAGCGAACAGGCATTCGTTCAGATGAGGAAGATGAGCCTCCATAATCTCCTGCATTTCCTGAATACGCGGGTCCAGAGCGGCACCCATGAGCGCGTCGATACCACGTCCGGTACGCAAAGCCCCGTATGACTCACCACCGATTTGAGGTACTGTTCCGGTAGAGATTCGCGCATTGCGTTCCAATCGGTCGATCGCCATGTTTGTCGAAGGATTAGGTGCCGACCGGAGTTCTCCGATCTGCTCAGCATCAAGCAGAACATTGACTTGGCCTTCTCGCCCATCCTTCCACTCGCCACCAACAATCATCGGCACCTGACCCGACCGTCCAATGATATAACGGTCAGGGAAGATCGCTTTCTCTGTCGCCAAGATCTCCAATGCCATCATCTTCGACATGAGATCAACTATCCCAATCACGTTGGAAATAGAAGAAGCGATCCTATCTAGTGTCACTCGTCCGGGCATGATAACGCATGGCATTCCCGCCTTATTAGGAACACGGGTCAGTTCCAGTTGTGTTGTAGCCAACGGTTCCGTCTGCGAGTACCGGCTATATCGTGGCCCCATGATTCCGATAACAATGTGGTCAGAATCCACCCATTCGGCTACATCCCACAACTCCTGACGAGAATTCTCATCGGAGTGTACAGGCCCGCCATTCTCCTGACGGCTAGCGGGATAGTGGCTACGCAGCCAAGTACCTGACTTGCCGTAGATGAATCCGACATTAGCCGGAGGTGCCACGTCCTCATAAGCCTGCGGTTCCGGGAACACCCCGATAGGGTCACGCACCTGAATACGAGGTAGCCCCTTATCGAAGTCAGGTGTGACTACAAGACAAGCAGTGGCATACCCGGCTAGATGCCTGTATGCGCGACGTATCTTAATCTTGTATTTGGAATCATACCATGTAGCAGCAAGCGCCTTACGTCGAATATCGGCGTACTCGCGCGACCGGATCCCCCTTTCCTTAGAAGGATCGACAGCAGGACAACCAATAAACGGCATAACCGACGCAGCCCGCTGAGCCAGCGCATCAATGTTCTCCGCTATCAAAGCAGGCGTCAGAGGAGGAAGAACCGGCTCCTCTTCCATTGACGGCAGAGGTATAACATAATCACCGTTATATCGCTCTTTCACGTCCTGCATACGGGCAATGAGAGGAGACTGTGCGTCCTGTCGGAGCCGAATGATCGACACAATCTCGTCAAAAGTGTACATCAAAACACCTGTCTAGCGGGCATACTTGACCCCCACGGTAGTCCACCAAAGTTAAACTGTGAAGTATCCAGATCAAATGATTGCTTACGCTGCCGCCAAAGAATCCAGATGAACCACAAAGCCATAACCTGATCCTGACGAAGTTTCGTTCCACGCTTCAGCGGACGCCACGCCTTCAACTGGCGGATCAACTGATCTGCCTGATGGCGCGTCGAAGGATCATCCGCATACGGGATATCGATGTCGCCCCGCATGAATGACAACGCCATCGATGGAACACCGATCGTTTCATCATACTTGTTCATTCCGGTCAGATGTTCCCTGACTCTGAACCCGTGCCGCTGTGTCATTTCGATCAGGCGCTCATCACGAGATAGCCCTTTCTGGAACACCATCGCTTCGATCACCACATCAGAAACACTTGAACCATTCTTGCCACATCGGATCACGGCCTCTTCTACGATACCGAGGATCTGCTCATTACGGGTAAGGCCAGTATCTTCCCGAATGAAAAGTATCTTGAGTTTTCCTTCATGCGGTGTAGCAGCAATAACACAATTATTAGAGCCGAGAGCGGGATCAACGCCAATGTACACAGAGCAATTTTCAGGTGGTTCATGGTTTACTGACCTCAATGGATTCAGGCATTTCTGGATAGATTCATCAGTGAAGGTTGCCGCAGCCGTCGAACTGGGTTCCTGCATGTAGTTACGGGACCACGCCTCCTCACCAACCTTGCGGCGAATACGATCCAACGACTCCATTGTGAACATCTCCGGCCACAACGGCTCCGGTTCACCCTTCTCGTTAGTAACAATCGCCGGAAACTTAATCACCTTGAGAATATCGTTATCGATCTCATTCATTACCCGCTCATAGAAATCATCCTGACCGACACGGGTACCGTTAATACTTGTTCGCCCATTCTCACCGGGACGAGTCAACCAGTCCTGACGGAAAATCTCGAACATCTGTTCGGTCAAGTTAAGAGAAACCCTTGACTGAATATCATCAATATGTAGGTGATCGGTTCTGGTACCAGCAATCTTAGATCGCCACCCCAAAGAAACCATCGAATAGTCACGTTCATCATGCCTGTTCTTCTTGTATACGCTAAAGTAATCAGCGCCCCAAGGCTGTGCGGTCTTACGCCCCTGCGCGTTCTGGGGTACAAACGGACCATACTTTGCAACAAAGCGAGGAAACGGACCTTGAGGCTCCATACGAGAACGAATACGCCCAAGAATCTTACGAGCCATGTCCTGTCCCTCAGATCCGACAGTGACCCGGAACTCGGGATTGGTAGCCAATTTGTAGCAGAAGTAATCCTCAGCCAACGTAGTCTTACCGTGTTCCGGAGGCCACAGGATCAAAGTGATATTACCGGGTGGCGTGTTCTCGTAGGCTTCGATGGCTTTGATATGGAACCACGGGGAAGAATGCCCGAAATACTTACTTCGGAAACTTTGGAACGTGCCGTCCCAGTCCTCTTTGCCGCCCTCACGAAGAGCCTTCTCCCTGATAGCGTCAGCACGCTCACTGAACTCGGGGATGCGTTGACGCCACTTGTCATACGCCGACCGGGTGACACCAGCAATCATGCACGCCTTACTGATAACTCCATGCTCCGCGAGGCCTTCAAGGAAGAGTTCGCGTGTCTTCTGGCCCCTGACTTTGCTGACGTTGCCGCCATGCTGTTCTGTCGCAGTATCAGTCATGGGCCGGAGTGGTCTAAGAGTGGTCGAAGATCGACTTCGCTACCACTAACTCAATCGTTTCGGCGGCAACCACAACATCGGTACTAGCGATCTTGATCGTGTGGGTACCGACCTGCTCTAAGGAAATGTCGGCATAGTAGATACCGGTGCCGCTACCTGACGTTACTGTCGGAGCAGGGCTTCTATCAGTGCCATCGGGTAGACGGTGCGTACAGGCAGATGTCGTAGCAGTCGCCGTTCCTGCCGTCTTGAATGTAGCGGTGACTCGTACTTGGTCGCCTTTATCGTATGTAGCCATTAGACCCCCACCAATAGTGTCAAAGTATCCTGTTGTTCTTCCGCGTTGCTGCTACCAGTAATGTTATTCACAGTAAGTACCAGTTCCGGCTGAGGAACCTTGCGGATAAGAGAAGCCAAAACAACAGTAGCCGTACCAGTGATCGCTGCTTCACCCGCATCGATTATTGCTTCATAAACAATAGCAGCAGTCACCGTCGCCGTACCGGTTATCGCAGCCGTTACCGGGACTTCCCTAACAACCGCAGCAGTAACCGTACCAGTAGCCGTAATATCCCCAGCAACATACGCAACTTCTTTAATCGCTGCCGTAACCGTAGCCGTACCAGTAATCGCACCAGCAATCGACGCTTCTTCAACAATCGCTGCTGTAACAGTCGCCGTGCCAGTAATCGCACCGGCTATAGAAGCAACTTCAACTACCGCTGCTGTAACCGTCGCCGTACCGGTGATCGCACCCGTGATCGCATGAACCTGTATTCCCTGATAGGAATAAACGGTACTTCGATAGTCGATGCCAGACTGGCGATAGTCAATAGCCATTACAGCCGCACCTCATCTCCCACCGTAGGCCGAACTGCGTGTAGACCGAAAAGTCCGTAGATCGTGTCGTCCTCTGTGTGGGTACACACGATCTGGTCGTAGTTGTGGGCGAATGGCTCCCACTCGCAGAACTCGTAGATACGTCGTATCGTCGCTGGCGAGTCGGCCATGAAATCCGCGTAGGTGACGAACAGGAACTCGCCGGATTGGCTTTCAGCAGCGGCCCGCGCACCATCGTTGGAACGCATGATCGGTTCTGACCCCTCGGCTAGTAGTTGCTCTCGGGTCATAGGCACCCCGTTCGCTTCGTACACAGCGAGGAACGAATCGGCAATCTCCTCTACAGGGCGGGTCATCACGATGACGCGCGGCGTCGGGGTGATGTACCGCCGAATCATCGCCATGTTGTCGGGCAGCGTCCACGACCGGCACTTGTCAATGACCGTGGTAGCCGTTGCCTCGGCGTAAAACAAGTGCGGGATCGCTGAGATGTATTGCTGCTGAAAATCCAGCCGACGGGATGCGGCGAGTTGTTGGCTAGCCGCTGATTCACACGACGATTGGGCATCCCACATCAACTGGCACACCGGAGAGTTCTGCCCGGCGTGAAGGAGGGGGTTCTGGGACAAGATGGCACTCAGGACTGTTGACCCGGTTCTTGGCAGGCCGCTCAGGAAACAGAAGTTCAGACGACCAGCACCCATGAAGTCGTCGCCTCCTCCCAGTTGTAGTCGTCGCCGTCGTCCGGGTACGGGGTCGGCGGTAGCCATGCGTTGCCGTCCCATGACCACGACGGGAACGGGGAAGCCGGAATGAACTCGTCAGCAGCGGAGTCGTAGGTGCCGCCAACGGCGGCGTACCTCGCCCGCAGATTGTTGTTGTACGAAGTCTGGACCCACGGCCCCGAACCCGGCAAAAGCGCCTCCAGGAAGTCTTTGCCTCTCTGTTCGCTTTCGCCTGAGGCGAACCGCTCGTCGGCGATGTCGTCGTCGCCCACGACCAGCACCCGTAGGACGGTGTTGGTTGCGTCTATTTCAGCAAAGTGAGCCATTAGGCACCAACTTCCCATCGGATTATTACAGCGCCAGAACCACCGGCACCTCCGTTACCAGACTGCCACATGCTGCCACCGCCGCCGCCGCCGCTATTAGCGTCACCAGCCCCGCCCGTAGCCGGACCAGCCGTTGAGCCATCACCAGCACCCTGACCGCCGGAACCACTCGAGGCGTATCGGCCGCCGCCACTACCGCCGCCGCCAGACCAGATTCCAACACCGACAACGCTTGTGGTCCCGTCTGCGTAAGTGTTGGTTCCAGCAGCACCACCGGCTCCTCCTACGGCGCTGGAGCCAGCGCCGCCACTACCACCGGCTCCACCCTTGCCGCCGCCTCCACCACCAGCACCTTGTGTACCGGTGCTGCTGCCACCAGCGTTGCCTTCACCCGAAGTAGCACTACCACCAGAGGCAGCGTTGTACCCGCCGCCTCCGCCACCGGAGCCACCGGAACCTCCGGTGCCGTTCTCAGGGCCGTAGCCACCACCGGTAGTTGAGAGTGTGGAACCCCCGCTGATAGCAAACGAGGAACCAGACCCGGAGGAACCGGCTGCGCCGTATGTGCCACCACCGCTGGCTCCGGCACCACCGCCACCAACCGTAACGGTATGCGTGGCGGTGGTCAGAGTTTGTGAAGTCCACGTCTTAGCACCACCGCCACCACCACCGGCAGCAGCGCCTTCATTCCAACCGGAGGCGGCACCGCCGCCCCCGCCGCCGCCAGCAACGACCCACATATCGAACGTCTTACCGACCGGGATAGTGGACGGCACGAATGATCCTCCACTTGTCCAATGCAGAGACTTGTAGTGAGTGCTGCCAGAGGTGTAGGTCCGTGTTGTCGGTGAACCCGACGTTGAGAACGCAACCGCCTGCGAGGTTGTCAGATTCGGCTCGTTGCCGTAGTCGCCTTCACCAACAGAGTTGATGGCAGCGACACGGAACCAATACTGAGTGTTCTGACTCAGCCCTGTCGCCTCGTAAGTGGTTAACACCGAACTGGTATCAGCAACAACATCGGACCACGACGACCCGTTCGTTGACTTCTGGATGTGATACCCGGTGATTACCGGATCCGCTGTTCCCGCCGACCACAACAAGTCAACCTTGGTGAACCCATCTGCCCCAGCAGGACTCGTCACCGCGAGCGTCCCCGTCGCCCCCGGAGCCGACGAACCGCCGCCAAATGCACCGCCGGTCCACGCCGACACACTTGTAGAGGGAAAGAACCTTTCGATGCGCGGCACGACTAGGCGGTGATCTGATTCACGTAACCGTGGATCGTGATGAGGTTCGTCGTCGCAGCAAACGCTCTGACAATCAGAGCCGTCGAAGCGTTGCCCTTGATGAGCAACCCCGGTGCGACGAGCGTCAGCCCGCCCTCGGTCGTGATCGTCTGTTCGATCAGGTCGTTCGGGACAGTCACCCCGCCCCACTCAATCGTCAACTTGAGGTCTGCTGAATGCGAGTTCATCGCATAGAGCCATATCTCATCCAGAGTCGTCCCCGTGGACGAGCCGGTGTGGATGACCGTTCCAGCCGTGGCGGTTGCTGCGACAAGGATCGGTCGCCCGTCCGTTGACCCCGACAGTTTGGTCTTCGTGAATGTTGCCATGTAGTTCTCCTAACCTGAAAAAACTTGGTTTGCCAAAATCAGATTGGCTGGGCTGGTCGTCCACGCTGTCGTAGACGCAGCCGTACCAACCAGAATCGCACCATCAACAGCATTGGAGTCAGTCAGACCAAGTTTCGTTTCCAACGCAATCGTCGCACCATGCACATTGACATGCATCACATCGTGCTGCTTACCGGTCGCATCCAAATCATCGGTAGACGCTATGTCCGTGCGGAGTTGACTCCCGCTGGTGTCAAGCGCACCGGGATATGCAGTAGCCATCAGATCCTCTTCTCAGCCATTATCAAATCCCATAATGCTTCATCATTAAGTTCGCGTAGTAATCCCGGTCTTTTGAACCGTGCCACCGTGGATCCGGCATCGTGGCGGGCGGGGTGGTCTGCCTAGTGGTCTGCGCGGTACGGCGAGCCCTCTGACCGGGATCCAAAGTACGCGGCCCGGAACGAGGCCCATCCACATTTGGAGCAGCCCGGTTTGCCGGAGGCATCTTCACCGGCGGCTCGCCGCGTGGGTTCGCGCTGCGATCCAGCCGCCAGACTTGGGGTGCGTACATCCCTGAGTGGGTTGCCAAAGATCG